GGCGAGCAATATCAACAACTTGATCCCACGTTTCAGCAGCCTCAACTTCACGAACGATGTCACGCTCGAAGTCATTGAATTCAACAACAACATGTGAACCCATCTTGAAGCGCAGGTTGATGCGATCAATCAGATTGAGTTTGCTGAGGTCGTCAAGTTTCTTGATGCCGAAAAAATCGCGCTCATAGAGAGAAGTGTAAGCACGAGCAAAAGACTTTGAAAGTCCAGGGAACTTGCGCTTGACAAGTTTCTCAATGCGCGCATCTTCGATGACATTCAAGAAATCTTTGAATTTCTTGTCACTTTCTTTGACTTGATTGTGCCAGCCATCATCAGGAGTGTTCAAAGCATGACCGACTTCGTGACCTGTTAACAAGTCATACAAGTCGCCGTCCATGTCCTTCCAGACAGGAAGAACCATCGTGCGATTCTTGAGGTCGAAGTATGCCGTTCGAACATTTTGGTGAGAGACGGTGATATTCTCGCTCGCCAAGAGTTTGGCGAGGATCGATTTAGAAGCCTGTAAATTCGTTTTCATACAACCATTGTCCCCTAAAACGGCTAGAAAAACAACAGTAAAAACTCGAATAAAATCAATAACTTACGACAGGTATTTTTGCCTAAAGATTTCAGCCTTCACAGGATCAGTTTTTTTCAGGTTATTATAAATCCGCTTATTGTTTTCACGTATAATTTCAGGGGTTTTTGAACTAAAATCTGAGCGCCAGCCACGCTTCACGGACTTTTTCATACTCACCTAATTGTTACCGTAATCAAGTATTGTCGCTGATTACAGTCACATCGTAAATAGAAAAAACTCGAATAAAATCAATAACTTACGTCAACCAGTGGAATAGACGAATTTTTCAGCCTCAGTTTGTTCTTGTTTCTTCACAATCTCTTGTGTTGGCTGTTGCATTTCTAGAATCTCTCGCGACTCTGTTAATGCTTTCATCTTCTTCAGATTCTTCTTGACTTTTCTTTTTGCTTGATCAAGTTTAATTGGACTGACTTTATCAGTATACACAATTCCATTCAAATGATCTAATTCGTGTTGAACACAAACAGCAGTCAATCCATCAAACTCATGAATCACTTCTTGACCATACATTGCTTGAAACTTCACTTTGATATGATCGTATCTTGGAAGTTTCAGATATAGTCCAGGATATGATAAACATCCTTCAGAGTATTCAGATAATTTCTCTCCATGTTCAATAATTTCTGGATTGAACATTGTCCATATTCCATGTTCACCCATATTCACTACACAAATTTTATGAGGTAGTCCTACTTGGTTGGCTGATAAACCAAGACCGCCGAGTTTCTGTAATGTTTCAGCCAGAGAGAACCCCAAATATTCTGATTCCTTTGGATCATACTTTTTATGATCCCATGGAATTGTTGGTTGGCGAAGAATTGGATCGTAAAAGTCAACTAGTTTGAATATGCTATATTCAATCAAATCGCCTTTGTAATATTTGACCAATCTTTCCATTTTAAATCACCTGTGAGAAATTCTTCACTTTGCCAAATCGAATTGTGTGTTTAAATTTATCAACCATCTGATCAGTCTTGTGAGTGATCACAAAGATGTTTGTATTATCAGCAAACATATTTATCAACTTCATAAATTCTTCAGTGCCATTGATGTCAAGAGAACCATCAAAGACCTCGTCGAAGATGAGAAGATTGGTATTGACACTGTTCTTTAGTTTGGCGACCGACCTCCAAGTGAACAACAGTGCTAGATCAATACGTTTCTTTTCACCTTCTGAGAAATTTTCATAACTGAAATCATCTCGGTGACGAGACTTGATGGTCTCCTTGAACTCCTCGTCAATGTTGAAGTTGACAAAGAAGTCCATCGCAGCCAAATATTTATTTACCAGTTTGTTTATAACTGGCACGTACTGCTTAATGATTTTCGACTTAATCCCGCCATCTTTAAGCAACTGCGCGACAATATCATAATGTTGTGTTTGTTCAGATACCGTTTTTCTTTTTTCGTTAAATGCTTGTAATGCGTTGAGCAACTCTTTTGATTGTGCCTTGAACTCATCGCTCATGGCTGGTTTGCTTTCTATTTCACCAATTTCTTTTTCAAGTTTCGTAATATAGTTTCGAACCTGCTTGCGAGAAGTATTGATCCGCACAAGATCTTGCTCAAGAGTTTTGAGAGTTTGTTGGGTTGATTTAATTGTATTGATTCGACGTAGAACGGCATCACTCTCTTCCTTTAGTTTGTTTAGACCTTCGGTTAGTTCTGTGATTTTACTGTTGCATGTGTGTACTTTTTCGTCTTTGTTATTGATAGCCTGATCGCAGGTTGGACAAGTCGAATTTACAGAATAAAACTCGATGTCTTTCTCGAGTTTCTGAATATTCCCTTCAATCTTGGCTTCAAGTTGATTTAGTTTGTTGAATTTTTTACTGGTTGAATCGTCGTCTGATACTTCGTTGAATAAACTTTCAATTTGCGTTTCTTTGTCAGTCGCTTCGATTTCAAGTGCCGAGAGTGATGCCGTGTTTTCAGTCACTTCTTGTTTCTTTGCATCTACGATTTCTTTTGTATTCTTCTTAAGTTCGTCAAGATGTTTCTTGTGTAGTTCGATTTTATCTTTAGTATTGTCAATTTGAATTTTTAATTGTGCTGCTTCATCTTTGAGTGTGTGTAGTTTGCCTTTGACAATCACATTCATGGCTGAAAAGATCTGGATGTCAAGCAGATCTTCGATAACAGTGCGGCGATCCGCTGCTGATAACTGCATGAATGGAGTGAAGTTGGTTGAACCAAGGATCACAATCTGAGTAAATGACTTATAATTCATCTTGAGAATAAGTTTCTCTAGATGATCCTGATAATCTTTAGATCTTGCGTCTTGATTTAACAGATCACCATCGCAATAGATTTCAAATACGTTTGGTCGAATGCCACGAATAACTTTATATGACTTCTTGCCAATATCAAACTCAACTTCAACGAGGCAATCTTTTTCATTGACAGAATTTACAAGTTGTGGCTTATTGATATTGCGGAATGGTTTACCAAATAATGAGAACGTAATGGCGTCCAGGAATGTTGACTTACCTGCACCATTTTCACCGACGATCAATGTCGTGGCGTTTTCATTTAGAGAGATTTCAGTAAAGACATTTCCAGTGGAAAGGAAATTCTTGTAACGAACTTTTTTAAATAGAATCACGCTGTCTCCATAGACAATGCTTCGTTATATACATCGCGCAGAACAGTCTTTATTTTATCTGATTCTACTGGCAATGTCAAGCCATCAACATACTTATTTAAGATTGTCATTGTATCTTCTGCTTGGTCAATATCAACATCAACATTATCAGTAATTTCAGAAAAGTCTTCAACAACTGATAATTCAAGTGGATTTACTTTTGCGAGTGAATCTAGCAATGTATCAAACAAGAATGAATTGTTTCGTTTTTCAACGACAATCTTGACATACTTACTTGTAAGATGCGAATAGTCTGCGTTGACAAGATCATTATAATATAATTCATCATCATTGTATTGAATCTTGTAAAACATTTGCAGCGGATTCTTTATGAATTCTAATTGGCGGGTTTCAGTATCATAGATGTGAAATCCACGCTCATCATTATAGTCAGCCCAAGTCATTTCACCAGGAGTGCCAACATATACAATACTGCCACTATTGCTCTTGTGGTGGAAGTGACCAGATAAAACTAGATCATACTTCTGCAAGATAGAAGGATCCATACCTTCGTGACAGATGTTACCACGATCCATTTCAAATCCTTGCAGTTCGAAATGACCAAAGCAAACATGATTAGTGCTGCGCTTGATAAAGTCTAGAATTTCTAGTTCATTGTCTTTACAGATCCAAGGAATGATATCAATACCTTGCCATTCTGTTGGCTCATTGTAAACAATAACGTTTGGATAGTCTTTGAGCAGTAACTCTGGCGAATTGACCTCAAGTGTATTCTTGAATGTGATGTCATGATTTCCAAGCAGAGTGTGACACTCTAGATTAAGCCGAGTAATCTCATCAAAAAAATACTTGCGGCAAAGAGCAAGAGACTGAAAAGAAATATACTTCCGACGATCAAACAGATCACCAAGTTGAAAGATGGTCCTAACTCCATGGTCCACCAAATAAGGAAAAAAGTGTTTAGTATAGAACTCACGATAATGATTATGGAAGGCAATGCTATCGCCTCTCATACCAAAGTGAGTATCACCCAATATTGCTATCTTCATCTACAAACTTCTCCAAACCAGCACGCTTGGCTTTCTTTGCTTTGCGAGCATTCTCATAATTTACAATAAACTCAGAGATGTTTTCATACAACTCAAACTGCCTGAAGGTTCCATCCTCGTTCTCATTGAGTTCATACTCGTCGAGTATTCCAGCAGTCTCAGTAGATTTGTATTTAACATACAATTGTTTCTTTTCTTTCTGAATGCGACGTAAGAATGCATAATATACTATTTGAGTGAAATAGGCAAATGGATTGCTTGATTTTGCTGGGTCAAAATTGTCAACGTACATTACGCAGTTTTCAATAGCGTCAGCAACCATTTCGTCTCTAAAAGTATATGACAAGAAATTGGGTTTGTGTGAAAGATTCTCAGCGATCTTCATAAAACATTCAGCAACATATCGTGGGATCTGTGGCTTTGGCAATCCTTGGCGTTTTGCCTTTCGAATTGCTGTTCGATACTTTGTCATTTCACGAAGAAAATCTTTGTTATTGATATAGTGATTCTTTGCCATAATTAGTGTACTGGTTTGTCTTTTTTATTTGCCATTGCTTCAAGGATAGAAACAACCTTTTCAACTGTTTCTGGATTGCCTTCCATCTTTTTAGTTTTCTTTTTGATTGGTTCTTTGAAATTGGTAGTGTTATTATAAAAGAAATCAGCAACGTATTCATATTGCTCAACAAACTCTGCACGAACTGGCGTTGCAAACAGAACCTCGTCAGTACTGAAATCAACTTCTTTAATCTCAATCACTGATTGCGGAAGATATTCTTGCATTGCTAAGATTTGTCGACCCTCATCAAATAAAGTTTCGATTTCAATTCGCAATGGCAATTCTACTGTGACATAATCTTGTTTGTACGTTACATATCCAATGATATCATCTGGAATTGAACGAAGGCGAACAAACTTTAATTCACCTCTTGGTTTATATTCTACTGGATCTTCAGACATTAGTTTATCCTTACGTTATTGGTTGTGAAAGGAAATTTTTCTTCACTGTAGATCTTCACTCGTTCCTCATAGTGCTTCAATGTGAAGTTTGTATAAGGACCATAACGTAGATCATCAGCGATATCGTACAACGTGGCTGCTTCTTTATTTTCACCTAGACGCAGTACACGACCGATAGATTGCAATGCTCGAATCTTACTCTTTGTTGGTGAAGAGAATATAATATTATGTAGATTACGAATATTAACGCCTGTTGAGAACGTTCCGTAACTTGCCACAATGATCGCATCGTTTTCTTGTTCAGTGATATGTCTCACTGCTTCACGATCTTCTGCTTCAACCCCACCATGAATAAAGAACACTTTTCGCCCATTTGCTTTTTCAGTTATCCATTCATATAATAGTTTACCGTGTTTTTCGACATAAGTAAACAATACAAGACTATTGCCTTTGAGATTTAATGCAAGATCAGTGATGAATCGATTGCGCCCTTCGTGTTGAGTCAAGAAGTTCATTTCATCAGGATATGTGAATCCTTTGATTGATTTGCAAACTATTTCTGGATACTTCAATACAATACACTTAATGCTGAAGTTGGCTAATTGCTTTCGTTCAATAAGTTCTTTTGTGGAAATAACTTTGAACGTTGGTCCAAATAATCCTTCAAGAACTAACTTGTTTACTTTACTGTCATCAAGTGTACCTGTCGTACCAATACGCACATCACAGTTGATGAGTTTAGTCATGATAGAAGTCAGTGACTTGGCTTTGAACGTATGTGCTTCGTCGCCGATGATAAAATCAAACTGAGCAAAGTATTTCTTCGGCATATCATAGATTGACTGCCATGTAGAGATAATCAAATCACTATCGGGAATTTTACTTTCACCACCATAAATCTTCTGACAATACTTGTCTACATCCCATCCATTGACAGATGAGTAGTTCTTAAAGTCACTATGCATCTGAGTGACGAGATTAATCGTGGGAACAATCAACAATCCACGCTTCTTACCTGTGTTCAACAGGTGGCGGATCATCATATAGATGATTAGTGATTTTCCTGACGCTGTTGGTGAAATGAGTACAGTTCTCTTCTTCGTAAGTCCGACGCTAGAAGCGAGATACTGATAATCTCTCGGCTCCATCGGAAGTGATAGAGCGTTCGCAAGATTCTTTGTGTCAATCGGGTAGACTTCCTTTTCTTCATCGATATACTCGCAGGTGTAATTGCTGTCCTTGCAAAACTTTTTAATGTACGGAACTAAACCAAGATAGATTTGTCGTGTGTTTAGATTCAAAAGTCGAATCTTTCCGTCCCAGTATTTATTGCGAAAGGCAGGAGAAAATTGATAGCCTGGAGTTGAAAATGTAAAAAACTCTGACATCTCTTGCAAGATGGCAGGTTCAGCAGTCACTTGGACATAGATGTTATTTACTTTTTCAACAACGACGTGTTCTATCATCGAGCACCCTGGATAAACTTCTCCCAGCCCATGTACTCTTTCAACTGCCACGTGCGATTATTCAGTTCCTTCATGACGTTGGTGCAGAAACTTGCTGCTTCTTCGTGATAGGCTTTCTTGCGTTTGAGTTTAGCAAGATCATCGTCACCATCAAGATAGACTTGTATGTCTGATTTAAGAGTAAATCGAAATGGCTCCCAACCAAGTTTATCAAGTTCTTCTTGATCTAACTTGCCATTGTAATACATCCACTTCAAACGCTTGAGTTTGTCAAATTCTAATGCTGCTTTTCTTGCAGCAAGATTATGCAATGACAAGTATTTGTTGTATTTGTTATGAAGTAATGGAATGCGCAGGATTTCTTTTCCAGGCTCAGTTGTATCAACTTCTGAGTCTTTTTCCCATTGCTGCATTAATTCTTCGAGAGGAGGAGTTTCTATTTTCATAGAGCATAGTATATAACATCTTCAATCAAAAGACAAGTTAAAGCAAGAGTTGTCTTATATAAATTGCACCAGTATAATCACTATGTGGTGTTTCGCGGATAGTCTATACTTCTAGTTTCTCAATATCATAGTAAGAGAATCTAAAAGATACGTCGCAAGTTACTGTCGTTTCTGCATTATCAAGAGTATTAAAATTGATAGAACCGACATAGTTTGGGAAAATGTCGCGGAATTTAATTCGGAATCTTGGATTATTTTTGTTTGAATAAATTACAAGAGTTCCGTCAGTATACACTGCAGGTCTTCTATTTGTTGCCAAACTTTGATCAAATCCTGATCTTGTTGTTCGAGCCAAATTCACATATTCTTCAAAATCAGTAGGAAATGTTGCAGAACGAATCCAATCGTGCAACTCAAACCATGGACTTAAATCTTCATTGACAAGAAACTGAGTGTTGAAGGTATCATAAATTGCCTTCTCTCCTGGACGAAACAAATCAATGAATGGTGTAAAGTGTTGCACTTCTGTCAATGAAATGCCAGGAAGGCTTGCTGTCTGACAGAAGTATGTCACATTTGGTAATCGATCAAATGTGATTTGAAATTTATGTGGTTGTAATAGATCTGTGTTTACTGGGTTTCGCGTGAGTGCTGTCATCTAATGTCCTCCATCAC